ACGCGGGATAATAGGATTTCCAGAATCCCAGCACATTCGTTCTAGATTGGATCAGGTCATATGTCAACTGAGAATTGACTTTCTTGAGCACAGTCCACAGGTTGATGTTGTGTTTCTTTTGCTTCGGTTGAGTCCTCGACAGACATCTTATCACAGACCCCACTGCAGATCCTTTCCCCCTGAGTCTGATCCGCTTAGTTACACCAGGAGCAGGAGTTCCGAAAAAGATTTTCTTGAGATAACCTTTAGGAGATGTTAGTACTAAATAATGAACTAAAATATCTTCATTGAAGTAAAGGTCTATTACTTTGAAGACTTGAAAATCCTCTATCACCCAGGACCACCAATACACTAGACCTACTAGAAAAGATAATGCTTTGATTAACTTGTTATCAGACGGGATAGCTGGAGGATCAGGGTGAAGTGCTGTTAATTGCACCAAGTTCTGCACACACAATATTGAAAGCAGGCCAAAGACCTCAGAGGAACCTAAATTCCCACTTGCCAGCAATACACTTAGAGACGCGCTCACTCCTGTTTCAAACCCCGCAGCCTCTAGAATCGACTCAATTTCCACTGTAGGGGAAGGAGTCAATTCTGGTGGAATTCCTGAATCCATGTGATAGGCCTTTAAATCGACAGCTCTTAGAAGTTCCTTCTTATATGTTGAGAAAGCGTATGTCTGTTTGACAAATTGTAGTATCTTAGGAAAATTGACGGAGACTGGAAGGATTTGTTTATGCATCAGGTTGAGACACACGATGTAGCATTCTGAAGAGAAGTTACTTGTAAAAGAAGTCTGGCAGATCAACACTTTTTCAAAATGACGACCTAAAATTAGAGTCGGGTTCTTTTGTCCTCCTGCAAGTAATCTTGCACCGTAACTCTTAAAAATGAGGGTTCCACCTAATTCCAAGAGACCATGTAGATTTTGTTCCAGCAGCGACTCAATTTGTGAAGACTGGTCATCCCTATTCTCCATGTCAAATATCATCAAGTCTAGTTGCAACTTGTGCTGTGCCCTCAGTTTCTTAAAATATTCCCAAGTTTGGAACTTTGTCAGATCAGAAGGATTTTCCCAGCAGTCCGTGAAGTTAACACAGCGGGTGGACCCTGAGTAAAGAGCAGCGACAGCTGATGGAGGTGAAGGTTTAGATCCTCTAAGGTCGTAATCCTGTAAGTCCAATAAGCTGTTGAAGATGGCACGGCAATAGGGGTTCAATCTCAACAACAAGGCAGTTAACCCTCCTGATCCGTCACCCCCGCATAGTGCATCTCTATACTGGATGTCTAATTCCCTTAAGATCGTTCGTATCTTGTAATGAGAACCGGTGGCGATCTGTGCTGTCCTTAGGCCCGATATCAGGGGTGTAGTTCTTCGGGGGACCTCCATCTTGAATATCACATACTGCTCCGCTGATGAAAATTCGATTACTGTCCCGAATACTTTCCCAGTCACCTCCGGTCCAAATCTTAATTCAGGAGCGATTGAGTAAGAGTCCTCTACGGTTATGCTCTTGGCAGCATGTCTAATCTCTGACTCACACAAATAATGCGGGATTTTGATTTCTTGACCCAACTTGACTATGACCTTACTGCGGAGGTTAGTCTCCAGTTCCTGTAAACTTCGAAGTCGACTGCTCATAGCAGCAGTGCGGACCGGTTTCAGAACAAAAGGTGCCAACTCTGATGACAATAAAAGCGGTCCAGCAATCTCACTCCCCAGGATGTCCGCGAAAATCCAAACTGTGGCGGAAAGGGGTTTGTATTGACTCACTCTATACAGTTGGTGAATTAATTTACCCTTTAAGTATTGCTTGAGAATAGACCCCAGATCTGCTTGATTAAGTGGATAAGAGGGCGGCGTTTTGTGACCAAATCGTAGCAGGTAATTGTGCAATGGTCCTTCCCGAATTAAAGTCAAGAATGGGGAGCTCGTTGTCAATCGTGAGACGACAAACAAAACGCTTCCTGCAACGGTTTCTCTAGGCTTTTTAAACAGAGCAATACTCCTTCGATGCGTTACATGAAGAGAACAGGCTCTGAAGATTCCGTCAATCACACCGCTGTAGAATCCAGTTGGGCACAATTTATACCGTAATGTGACCGGGAACAGAGAAGATTCTTCAACTTTAACGCTCACACCGTAAACAAAGTCTCCAAACACAAATCCAATTGCCCTCCCAATATGGTAAGACTTCTCCTCCCCACAGAGTCTGTCCCAATTCCCTACTGCCAACTCTACTGTGTTTGTTTCTGTCAGGAGTTCCGTATTCTCTGGGACCCATTTTTTAATATTTGTTGAGACATCCAAAGGTTGGTAAATCAATCCGCTTTCAACTGTTGGCTCCTCGATTTCTCTGAGGCAGAGTTTACAGCTTAAATGGTGATGGATTATGCGATCCTCTCCATTTAAAACGTCATCTGCACAGACTGCCTGAGCAAAGAGAATGCTGCTTTGGAACATGAAGTCATAATTTTGATCTCCCAAATCACTTAGGGTATCTGTGGTTGTTAATAGTCGGGACAATACAGCAGGACTCAGCGCGTTGTAACCTCCTGTCGATTGTCGACTGGAGCCAAATCGATGCAAGGCAGAGCCTGTCCTGCGATAACCTCTACTGAAGGTTCCAACTTCACCTCCTGTCAAGGACCTTAAGTTATTCAAAATTGAAGCGGAGAGATTGCTATCAGGTTCAACAAACCAATTTATTGCTACGCGTAATCGGGTCGCTCTTCTGACTAAGGGCACTTTTGACTCTCTCTCCCAAGGGCTAATCAATGATGTGGATTCCTTTGTGGCCGATCCTAAATATGGAAGGTATTCACCTTTGTTGTTGATCAATCTCAATCCTGCTCCTTTCACAAATGTGGTTAAATAATTTTTCCCATTGCTCCTATAACACATTCTGCAAGTTTTCGTTAGATCATAATCTCGGTCAAACATCTCAAGAGGATGTGGCACAGTTGATCCTATCACTTTACTCCCCCATGAAATCATCCTTAATGCATCTGCTTTCTGGGCAGAACAGTCCCACACTTGGAGATACTGTGCATTCTTGAAATCATAAATTAGGTGAATCAAACCGTCTATCTCAGCCTTCTGAACTAGTCTGTCGAGATCCCTCTCCTTCTCCCGAAGAAATTTGGTCCGAATTGTTTTGGAATTCTCATACAATCCAACAAGAGACTCAGTCATTCCAAGGTAAGTCCCTGCTTTGAACTCTGCTAGGAATCTTGGGAACAGGGGTTTGATGCTACAGAGAAATCTCAATAAGTGTTCTTCTGCTCTCATAGTATAGGTTATGGCATCTTGGATTATCTCATTTTTTATCTGTCTGACGTTCCTCTGGAGAATCATTTTGATCTCTGTCCTGATTAGCATGTGGACTGATAAAGAAGATGGAAGATTCAAAGAAGTGGGTTTCTCTAGGAGCTTAGGCAAGTCTTCCACCCTGAATCTGCTCAGTTTCGGATTTCCAAACTTTAGAGCCAAATCTTTGACAATGGGGATTTCTGTGAACTGGAAGATCTTTTTCCAGAAACTCAGTCCCTCTGTAATTGGATCCGGGAAACCTCGAATCATAAATCGTGACAAGGACATACCGGAAATTCCTCCTAGAGATGGATCTAGATACAAGGCAGCTATCAAATACTGTGGAGATTCTAGATCCTTAGGACTTTGCACCAGAGAAGTCACTGGATGATTGACAATTGGACTATACATCTCCAGCAGAATCCTCGCAAAGTTTCCCAACCAATTATACAAGATGATAGGATCTCTAAAGGAGGTTGAGAAATGAGACACAGTCAAGGCCGTGGATCCTACAGTGGCCATTATATTTCCAAATGTCGGTAGCTGATCATTGGTGACACAATTCACTCGACTCCATCTCTTTGCCTCTGGCAATAACACGTTACCTCGATATATTGGGACTTTCCCATAGATCAGAAAATCAGCAGATTGCATGGTTTCCTCTTGATTGATGATCAAACCGAGTCTCTGTGTCCATCGATCCACCTCCTGCATGATCGCATTGTTGTTTCGGACAATTTCTTCTATGCACACTTGCAGCTCATCTTGGGTCCTATGTGAAGGGATCTGGTAATGCATATTCAGTACCTGGTTATCACCTTGGGCCAAAACCTTGATCGAGGTGTTCCTTAGTTTCCCTACCCTCATTATGAGAAGAAGATTCAAGATAGACCATCCTTTCTGCCTGAGCCCCTCCAAACCTCCGGCTTGACCTTCCCAGCAGACTCTAGTGGGTCCGATTGGATGAACAGTGTCACCGATTACACACATTAAATCTGGACGGTTGACAAAATAAATTAAACTTTTGCTGAAGAACTCGTGTGTGCGTATAATCAGATTCGGGTAACCGAGGAATTTACCCATGACTTCAAACACATAGCGGTTAGATTCCATTCTCTGGTGGTTGTTCCATTTTGAGTAATCTAGATGATTTGCTATGCTGATTTGGTCATAGTTGTCAAGCCCCTGACCGGATGACGACTGAAGCAACTTTCGAATGACTCCGTTCATGTCATCTGCCATAGTGAGACCCTTGAAGAGAGGTACAAAATGCTCTTTAATTAGGTATTCAGTGACTACGAAGTATTCCCTGAGCTCCCAAGACATTAATGCAAAGAATCTTCCTTGCCGTTTCAGTTCTCTCTCTTTGGCTCTAAGACCAATACAGAGTGATTCTCGATCTAATCCTACATCATTAATTCTGGACAAGAACTCTTTCCAGTCTCTAGCTGGGGTTTCTAAAAATGTAGTGAGAACTCTTCTTGTTGGCAACTTCTTATACTTATTGGTTTTCAAATGAGATAAAATCTCTGACCTCTGAATACTATGACTTTTATCTGAGTAAATGACTGCTGGATCGAGGAAATCGGGTATCTCAAAACAGGTCGTTAGAGGTAATCGATGCCAATTATCCCCAAAATCTGCAATCTGTTTTGGTGTTGGCCACGTCTGGTTATACACATGGACATACAGCGGATGATTTTTGCTTAATTGATCAATATCCACAAACCATTTTTTCTTTGATCTAAATTGATCCCGCAGAACAAGATAAGCTAGGTCTGACCCCAAAGCTTGCGCCAAGTTATCATCAATCTCTTTCTGCATGGTTACTTGTGTGTGAAGCTTCTCCAACCCTTCTTGATAATCTATGAAAGGGTGACCCCAATGCCTGAAAAGTCCGAATACTTGGATCACTATGTTTGGGTCAACTTCTCTTCTGATTATTCTTGCGATCTCTACAAGTTCTGGCATAACCTGGGCGAGGTCTCTGATGCTCTGGACCACAAAGTCTCTAAATCTGGGGAAGCTCGGGATCAAAGGTCTATGCAATCGAGCCAACTCCGTCAGCCTCAAGTTGCATATTGGTTCCAACAATTTAAGACCATCATATGCCTGGGATCCAATCCGGGCCAGAGCATTGTCTCCTAATTCATAGATTTTGAGGATGTTTTGTACTTGATGGAGAGAGAACTTTTGGTCACACCGATCAATAGATGTAAGGAGTGTTTGAAATCTAGCCAGCATAGTGTCTTTGATCATCAACATAATGTTTTTGTCTATCAATATTGTCCGATTTATAAGTGCGAACTCACCAACAATTGAGATATCGCCAATCGTGCTGAGACGAATATCTATTCCCTCAAGCTTTTGGAGTTGAGTCACTTTAACTCGCGCGATCTTATGAAAACAGCTCAACTCTTGACTTTTGTGGTTCAGGAACAGCGTGCAAATGTGCGTTTCTAGAAATTTTTGAAGTAACTCCTTTTCTTTGAAAGTTTGTCCCTTATCCTTAAAACATGCAGGTCTCATTTTGAGACACTTGAAGAAAGCTTCTGGAATAGTAAAGGTGACTTGAGCGTGTTTATTGACTAGTTCAAGCAGCTCAGTGGCGAGGAGAACACCACCCCCAGATTTTGCAAAGTACCTACCTATCCAATTGTGAATTTGGTTGTGATTGGGAACCTCTTGTCTCCTTCTTGAGTTGATAAAGGCCTTACAGTCTTCCCAGTATTCTGTCTGGAAGAGAGGTGAATAGGGTAATCCGATGAGGAAATTTGAGAAGTTTTCCAAAGTATCAGATATCAATGGACTGTCTAGGTTGTAGTCCACATTTTTAAGACATCCTAATTCTAGCTTTTTGTTCCCTATTTCTAACTCCCAATCATCTTGAGCAGATTGATCAAACCAGTCGTATTCAAAATCATCGTATTCTTCCATCTTGAGTTTTTTTCACACCGAACGGTGTTGTCGTTTTTTGCAGACACAACACAAAAGCAGTGTGGAAGTTATCAAAGCTATCAGCGTAATTATAGAAGCCAATAAGATATTCTTTAGCGAATTCCAGGGTCCCCAAAAGAAGAATCTGTTTCTGTGGGTCATATACCTAGTATCCTCTCCTCTCCCAATAGACTCTGTCTCCCAATTTGCATCATAGTGGGTAACTTCTGGTTCCTTGATTGGGTCTAAATCAAAGTCCGCAGCCAAATCTTCCATGATCAGATTGCCTAGCAGTGCCAGATTAGGATGAACGATCGTGTTATTGGATTGGTAGACACCATTGGGACCGTTTAATTTACCATCTTGAGTTCTGGTCCATCTTTTCCAGGTAATGGGATTTTTACCTTCTGCCTTGGAAGTCCCGTAATGGTACCCTAGTCTGTTCTCTCTTGCATCAGGTGCCCAATTGATCAGACCATACATTGTGATCCCGACTTCGATGCCTCTCTCACTCAGCTGATAAACAGGATGTTCACCAGCATCACTTGGACTTAATTTGGCTAAGTCCAATCTGCTGGTGCTGTTTTCCCGAAAAACGTTGCGGAGTGCATCGAGACAAAGGAACTGCATGGCCATATGATTCATTTTAATCTCCAGCAAATCTCCAATATGTCCTGCATGCGGAACACTGACCTTTGTCCCCGGAGCGCAGTCGTCTATCTGAAGATCATTGAAAATATTGGTTGTGTGTTTGCTTGACCACCCCAATCCCCCTTGCTCATGGTCACCACCTAAACTGATCCACATTCCTGATCCTAACCTCATCCCTGCTGTTCCCGCAAATTTGATTTTGCATGCATCCCGGAGATCAGAGAAAGGCACCGCTGGTCCTGAGATGTACCCGTAGGCTTTTGAGTGCCTATAAGACAACTTATATTTAATAGTGACCTTCTCAAAGACTGCCTGTTCTTCAGTTTTTGCAATCGGCTCTTTTGGAATCCATAATCCGTGATGATGAAGCATCGGACAGACTTCCAAGTCCGTACATTTTCCGTCTCTGAAACTAGGGTGAAGCAGAGTAGAGGCATAAGGATTGAGCTCAACATTCATCGGAGTAAGACGCAAAAAGTAAGATGTAGCTGTAGTCGTGCTAGCATAGGCACACTCTACATCCGGGAATCTAAATACAGGGGCACCTTCTGCTTTCTGCTTTCTCAATTCATCCTGGCAACTGTGCTGGGTTCCTTCCGGAAACTGCACTGAATGAGTAATGGTTTTCGAAAAATACCAGGTTTCTTCGCATTTTGAAATCCAAATCTCTGCCTGACATGCATATCCTTCAATATGAAGATTAGCATCTGCCTTGATGGTTGAAACTCTCCAGAAGTCAATCGGTCCCTCTATGTCATCTAACATACCTGGAGTGCATTTAAAATCTGATTTGGTTGCAACTCTCCATTCCTGAGGCTCCCGAAGTGGGGCGATGATTACCTGTGAAGCAACAAAGCTGACGTGGAGCAGTATAATCCACATCTTTACACCGAGAGGTGTTAGTTTTTTTCAGGATGAATACATCTCCTCCTGGAAAGACTCCCAAGATGGTTTCAACCAATCTCCGGTCAGTCGCAAGACCTCGCTAGGTAGGTTCTTGCAAAAGACCCACAGACAAAACATGATGGCATCAAACACAAACCACAGGAGGTTGAAGCGACCGAGGAGGTATACCAATCCAAACAAGAAGATCCTCTGACCGCAGAGGAAGAACAACCCGAGGACAAGTAGCTCCACGTACATCCTGAACGGTGTTAGTTTTTTTCAGCTCAATAAAACTTGTTGCAGCTCAGAGTTTTAAGCTCATCTACCAGCCAAGCACGTTGCTCTGAATTAGTCGGGTCTTTCTTGAGTAAAGAACTCCAATGCGGGCCTCTAAGCGGGGTGTGAGTGAAGCGACAGGTAAGAAGAAAAGAGAAATTGTTTTTCAGAACAGGTATCATGCCAGAGTACTTATAGTTCAGGTACTGCTCTGGAATTGAAGAATTATCAGGGAAGTTGAAAGTCAAGACATCGGTTAAAGAGGCGCTATATTTAATCACACCCTCGAACGATGCATCTCTCATTAGATTGTACATAGCTGCTAGTGCCACTGCTTTGATCATGGGTTCAAGCAAGTAAGGTCCCTGATAAGCACTTGCCCAGACTCGGACTAGGTCTCTAACATCTGAGTCTTTAACTCCTGGGTTATTCGTACTTATGACCATTGTCATATCTACCTGAAAAGGTACACTCTTGGTTGTTGATTGAGGCTCAGGTCTTTCAACCCCGGCATTCTCTGTAACTGGTGCGAACTTTGGCATCCTGTCATCATTATCCGATGAACCACCGAAAGAGAAGAGTCGAAACATCACGAGATGTGTTAGTTTTTTTCAGTCCAAACACAATTTGATGTAATCCAGCAAGCCCAGATGATCAAGGGCCTTTACTGTGATTTCTTCAATTGACATGCTGGGATCCCATTGAAATTCATCCATCTCCAGGTCTTCAAATCCGAATGTATCTCTGTCAATCACGACTGATTTTCCGCTGTGGTTGTCTTTGAGTTCAATTCCACTGACCAATTTGCTTCTCCAATGACCCCAGGCATCCTCTTTGTCAAGTGGTCTGTGTTGAGTCTGATGATCGGGACCTTTGTTTGATTGAGAAGGTGGATTATTCTGCTGAACAGGTGTGGTTGCAGCTTTGGTAGGAGAAGAAGAAGGTTGCTCCACTTTAGCTGGAACAGGTGTTGCTTCAGTTTTAATCACTGGACCCGCATCATGATGACAGGTATTTGTCTTTGTAGTTCCAGGAGTGATGAACAGGATGGTGTCCTGATATGTATCTATTTTCCACCCCACCACCTCTCCGATCTGCTGAAACAACTGGTGAAACATCAGTTTGAGATGGTCTTCTACAGAGCACTGAGCAATTGCTGCATAGTCCAGAACTATGCCGGCCGATATATTGCCTGGCAAGCTTGCTCCATCGATTCGTCCAGAGATCTGCTTAGGGCAACCAGCTCTGTAGCAATCGGGTCTTGTTCTCCCGGTCTGACTGCTGGGTTGGTTTGGCTCAATGTTGAGTTTGTCAAACCCAAGGTTGATTGTATCTGAGACCTGGTCCCCTCCACCCAGGCCGGTGTTGTCGTCATCTGATACAACCTCCTCACACACGATTGACACTGTTCCTTCATTGCGTGAAAACAATCCAGAAGAGTGGTCACTTGCCCCGGATCGATCAGAAATCGAGCCCAATCCCGCTCCCACCTCTCCTGACAAATCTCCGCCCAATCCTCCAGTGTCCTCATCCATCCCTCTTTCAAACTCCTGACATATGTCAACGAGTTTTGAAAGGTCATAATGACCTTTGGTCAAATCGACTTTCCGAATTTGCTCGCTCATCGGAGGGGTGTTAGTTTTTTTCAGTCTAATTGCCTAAGCGTTTGTACAGAAATTGTCCAATGCTGCCATCTCTGGAGTCATTCAGCTTTTGAGCATTCTTCCCAGCCAGAACCTTGCAGTCGTCAGGCAACTCAAACCTGTTGAGTTTCATCCAGCAGAACCAGTCATCTGCACTTGTAGTTGATGGCAAGCTGCTCTTAGATAACAATACAGACTTCTTTCCATCATTCAGTGCATCTGACTTGTCTACTTGACCCTGCTCAACAAAGTTCTTGGACCAGGTGACACGTGTTTGGAACACGTAACTTATCAGCATGACATTGATCAAGATGTTGGACTGATCAGCTGCTTCCAGGTGTCGAGCATTGACAGATCTGCGTGAAGCAAGCAGAGCGCCTAATCCGTGACAGAACAGATGCCAAGAGGAGTTTCTAGTAGAGGAATAGGGAGAATTCTTAGAAATGCCGAGATCAATCAAATAAGGCATGTAAGAGTCAGGTTTATCCAGCTCCTGGTTCGGGGTCAAGATGAGTTCAACTTCTTCTGTGACTCTTGAGACAAAGATCCACTCCAGGGCTTTACCCAGGTTGATTCCAAGGAGTTGTTGGTAATGTGCCATAGATGTCAATGCTGCACAGTCTCTGAATCTTGAAGAGATGGTTCCAAAACGGAGAACTGCCCACTCATGGTTTTTGAATTTGTTGAAGAACATGTCTACGCAAGCAACCATTTTACAGAAGTTGGTATCATTTGGCCAGGAGTCCAGAGCAGCCATAGCCTGAACCATTGGTACTGCGTTTTTAGAGACAGAAGCGAGCATTCTGTTTAGCTGATCTATGAGCATAGTCTGGTATGTTTTGTTTGTTGCTTTCCCAACTCTGTAGATTGCAAGCAAATACATGCACATCCACTGATCATCCTCCTTTTTCGCAGAAGTGTCTTTGCTGGATCCATCAATTCTGCACTGGTTGGGGTCTTGATTGACTGTGACTATCCCCCATGGACTCATAGAAGTGCCCAGAGACCCGATTTGTACATTGAATGAAGTCCAATCTGCATCCAGATTTTGAGTGATGTCTTTTAGGACTAAATACAGATACAATTTACCCAAATTAATATCCAGAGATCCCTTCTTGATCTGGTCGAGCAAAATCATCCTGGCGTCATCTAAGGTGACAGCATTATTTGGTATCATCATCTCTGGTTTCTGACCTCTAGCGAAGAAATCCGCCGGAAACTCTGGTGGATCCCTGCCTAGAGGCACGCTGGGCACAATAGCCCTCTGAGTCTTTTTAGAGACAATAGTGATCGCTTGCATTTTGCTTTACAAGACAGAGTCTTGTTAGGTTTTTTCATTAATTAGATAGTTCGAATGAATTATCTGAATTTTTGTTTTATTCGT